TCCACGACTGCGAACCCCACGGGGTGTTTTGGTTGACTCGGTTAGCCCTTGTCTGCAAGTCCAGCATTTCTTTGTCTGAAGCGGCTGTCGCTTCGGCCGCGCCTTTGTAATCCGGGGCGTCCGGGGAACTTTTGCCTGAACACACATACCGCTCGCCTGAAAGTAGGGCATTTAAACGTGTCTGGGCTCTGTCGGGTATGTACATCACGCAACCTCTTTGATTTTGCTAATGTGTTTGCAGTCTTCTTTTAACAACTGCATAACACAGTAATCGACGCCTTTTGCGTAGCCGTCTTTTATCCGGTAAATCTCTTTGAAACCGAGATGGGTATTGAATCTCCACGATTTCTCATTGTCGGCAGCTATTATGCCGAGAAACATGCCTTTGTTGCACGTATTGAACACATAGTCGAGTGCTTCATACGGTAATTGCCGCATTGCCATAGGGTGTGAGATAGCAACATGCCCCATGACTGAATTTTCAGCCCAATTATCGAGTAACACAATCCCCTGCGGGATGCCTTTTTTGTCCAGCGCAACAATGCCTTTTGTCATGCAGCTGATAGGCACTGTCAGCATTTTACGTGCGTAATCAAGGTGTTTAAATGAGTCGAAAGCAACCAGTTTCATAACCATCCACCGACATCAAACATGACATCTGCGCCAACATAAGTCAGCTGGTTAACCGCAGCACCGCGCAACGCGATAGCGACATGCCGGCCCATACCGTCTATGCTTTGAGTGTCAAGATAGCTTTGGGCCGTACCTTCCCACACAGAAGTATCCCAGATAGCCTCGTCCCAGAGCGATAATTTTGAGGTCGGCGCGCCACCCTGACTAAGCAACTCGTCTAAGTTAAAATCGTACTGCATTTTTACTTCGTAAACAGGTTTTGCAGCACCAATCCAGTAAGGGCGTATAAACATGCCGCGCTTCCACTGTCCGGGCGCAGCACCAGTCGAATAATGGGTCAGCATACTAAAATTTATCGCTTGAGAAATAGTGTTATCCAGCGAAATATTATCCTGTGTGCCTTCATACGCCATCAAGCGACCGTCAGAAGTGCCAAACACAAACTGCGCGCCGATTTTCGTTTGGCAAACCATGTCCAGACCGCGAAACATGCACCACGCTTGCGTATTTATCTCTATGACGAACTGAATCGGGGGCGACGTACCAACAGGCACGGTAAGCACCCCGATACCTTCTTTTGGCACCAGTTCAAGTGACCAACCATAATCGTCTAACGTGTCCTGCATAGCGTTTCGCATGTACGCATTTATGTTGCGGGACAGGTATCGACCTTCACCAATGTTTGATACGCCGCCCAGCAGTCCAGACAGCGTAACAACACCGTTTACAGACAGTATCATTACGTCACCGCCCCAATCAGACATAACCCGCCTGCCTTCAGGTACGGTGCCGACAGTCCAGCGGCCCAACAAGGTAAGATCAGAAGCCACAGTAGGGTCTATGCCAGACCACACCAGAACGTCGCCGCCTGATGAAACTTGGACTAGCCTGTCATCCAGACCCGCGCCGTCGTCCAGCGTCCACGTAGAATTTTGGACTAAATGCCCACCATCTTTAAAACGGCTGCCGACGTCAAACGGTGCGATGTCACCCGTTAGCGCTAAGGGGTCAAGAAACCATGCGCGCGCGGTATTTTTTTCGACAAACCAGATACGCGCGTTCCATTCACAGATATGCACCAGACTTGATGCGGCTGGTTTGGGGTTGCCTGTAAACGTACCTGCGGCCCATCCCGTGCCGTTGTAAATGTAATAGCCGTTGTCTTCGTCGCAAACAAGTAAAAAATGGTCACCTGCGACATTAGTGTAATTTATAAACGAACACCACCCGGCGTCCCCGCCTTTATTGGGCCACTCAAGCACGGGAGTCCACGGGCCGGGGCCCCCTGCGGTGACATCGTAAATGCCGTTTGCGTTGGCCACAAATACCCTGTCGTTTAAACCGCCGCCCACAACCGAGTTAAAAAACATGGTTGTTCGTATTTGACCTTTTTGGTTAGTGTCGTCCAGTATGTTAGTCGCTAATTCGCGGCTTCCAGACCTGATACGGCACCCAAAAGAGCTGGGCACCATGTTATACAGCCAGATGGCTGCCTCTATTTCCGTAGAGGTCTGATTGTCACCCCCGACACCTGTACTTGTGCCCAAAGCTAAACCACCGGAATACGCGCCTGTCGCATAGATGCCGCGCACGGGGGCTGGCGCACCATAAGACTGCGTTCTATGCTGCTGCACCGCCATTTTAGGGCGACGTACAGGCATTATTGGCCGAACCGCGTGTCTGGCGTGTTACCGTAGCCGTCGAGATAGCGCATACCTCGACCGCCCCTGCCGGCGTTTAGCACCGGAGCGCCCTTGTCTTTGGCAGTCCATGACGTAAAAGACACTTCGAATTGATTTTGCGCAACCGTTGTATCGAATCCACGGGCTTGTAAGAAACGAAGTTTTAGCAGGCGTTCAAACAGATGGGGTGAGTACAGCACTACATCAGCCGGAGAGTCACAAAAATCTGCGTACTGGTCTGGCTGGCCTTTCACATTCACCCAATTTCGAGATATGTACTCGAAACTTATGTCTAAGCCGACAGGGGGCGGCTGGGGAAACAGAAATAGCTTGTTTTCCAACTCACGAAAGCTGGCGTAAATTGTTTGCGACACCAGATCACGCCCTTTCAAATACGCCCATTGTTGAGCGCCCAAAGGCCCCAACATGGGCACGTTATTGGTCTGATCCCAGCCTGTCTGATTTATCATGTACCCGAAGTCATCAGGCAGGGCGTATACGCCTGTGTCTCCCGACTGCGTGGTAAACTTGAATTCCCTGACAAGCCCTTCCCACGCAGCATTTTGCAGCATCTCGATACCGCAGGCGTTGGCGAGAGTTGTCAGCTGCGAAAACGCTACGTCCGTAGCAGAAAAAGCATCGCTTGCGCGGGGTATCCCTACTTCAACCGCTACTTGGTTGCATATATCATTTATCGTCTTGAATCGCGACATTTTCGGTTGCCTTCACGCGTCTACGACGCTGTTTTTTGGGCGCTGCTGGCGTCGCGACCGTTTCCTTCGGCGCGTCGTCCAGTGCAGACCCCAATGATGCAGACTCACCGGGCGCGACCTGATTAGCTATCAACTGGTTGAGTTTTTTGGTCATTTCGGCAATCTGCGCGTCTCTGGCTGCCAACTGCTCTTTCAGTTCAAGCAGTTTGTAGTCAGCTGCTTCGTCGGCGGCCTGTTCCAGCCATACTTTGGCTTTTGCTTTCAGGCCGTTTAAACCCATGAATTTTGCGGCGTTGTTATCAGACATCGAGACAAGATGCTCTACAGTTTTGACGTTATGAAAAGCCAGTTCTTCAGCCAGAGAACGTGTAATCAGCGGCCATTCAATCAGCGGTGTACCCTCAACAGGGGGCGCTACGCGCTCTTTGAAAGCCTTGTAATGCTCCCCGAAACGCTGCTTGTCTTGATGCGTGGCCGGGCGACAAATACCGCCAGTTCGGTCGCCGGGTATCTTGATGTCAATGTATTCGACATCTTTGAAAATCGGGCGGCCTTCTTCTTTGCTGGCCACCGCGTCAGGACGCGGCTTGACAAAAAATTTCACCAGTAATTTTTTGTCTTCTTCGTGCTGTTTACGCTGTTCAAAACTTTCCACGTCAAAATCTGCTGTCTGTAACACGTATATATCTCCTGCTTTTTAAGCATGTGTGGTAATTATGGAATTATGGGGGCTTCCCATCCTTTTGCCAATGTAACCAACCCGACATCTGCAAAAGCCGCCATACCGCCTTGACCGTCGTCATTGTTGAGAGCTAATCGAACGGCAGCATTAGGCAACGTGCCTGAAACTCCACTCCCCAGACCATTGCCGCCAATATGTTGACTGGCTTGATGCGGAGCGCGCGGGGCGGCTTTTTGATCGAGCAATGTAAACTGTTCAGGAGTACCGGCGAGGTTAGGCACCCCTATATTTATGCCGATTCCGGGGGCGTTAGAACCGCCGTAGTTTAAACCACTATCGAAATCAGCGGCAGGCACCTCGGCTGCCCGCACGGCCGCAGAGGCATCTACAAGCATATATGTTGGGAAAGTCATGGTTACCTACCTATAAAAAATTAAATTGCAGCTATCCAGCCTGTGGAAAGCACAGTCAATGCAGCATTACCAACCGGGGTAATTTTACCATCGATTGACGGGTCTGCGTCTTTGGCAGCCTGTGTTGGCAAGTTGCCAAAACGTATCGCTCCTTCAGGCTCGAAACCTGCTGTGCCACCACTACCGGGCCACGGAACCGTAGAGCGGTTTACATACGGCAGGCCGCCGATAGATTGACTGATTTGCCCGTCAGACCGCGCAATGCCGCGCTGATCGAGCAGTGTGAACTGTTCCGGGGTGCCAACTACAGCACCTTTATTAATGTTGATGCCGATACCGGGGGCGCACGAAGCCCCGAAATTCACACCGTTGTCAAAATTAGCGGCTGGGACTTCGAGTTCACGAGCTAGCACTGCTACGTCGTCGCTAAAAAAAGTTGGTTGAGTCATAACTAAATCCTCTCGTACAAAAAAACCGGGGGGTGTTTAAACCCCCCAGCTGTTTGCGGAGTTTACGCCGCGCCGTCCCAACGGCCTTGGAACATCCGGCCGGAACAGGTCAGGTTACCAGCCCATGCGATAATCTGCACTTCGGCATCCTGATTGGTTGCATACCGGCGGTTTGGTGACAACGGCACCATGTTCCGCGCGGAGTGTGGACGGTAATGCAGGTAGTCCGTGTTCAGGAAAAACGCGGTAGTTGCCGGGGCACCAGAGCCCAGCGAACCGTTGTAAATACCGCCGTCGAGAACCACGTCAGCGTCCATGAACTTGATGCTGTTAAAGCCGGCATCTGCCATGTTCGTGTTGCTGAAACGCTGTTGCGCTTGCAATGAGGCAACATACGCCTGCCATGCCAGCGAATCGACCATGATAAGGTCAGGGCGGTCTTGACCGCGAACCAGATTGGCCCACAACTCGTTCCAGTCAGCTTGCAACGTAGTGGTATTGGCCGAGTCTTTGACTTGGTTTTGCCAGAACGTGAAAGTTGCACCGTCGATGCCGCCATACGGCGCTGCTGTCGGGTCGATAGGTAACGCGGCTTGAAGCCCGTCGATTGCCTTACCACCGGCCCCGGTGCCATCGGAATACAGGCCGCCGGTGATGAGGTTGGCGATGGTGGATTCTGCGACACTCAGGCGAGATTCCATCAGATCAATCATCTGTTCACGGCCTGCATTTTGCAGTTGCTCCAGACCAGAGATAATGACCGGGACGGCCGCCTGCTTGATGTTGAACTCTGCCGCGCTGATGACGTCAGAAACACCGACAGGCAGCAGGTCGTAACCTGAATACCAGCCTGCATTGCTGTTTTCAGCAAACGACAGTTCTTGCAGGATTTTGTAACCGCCAGAAAAATTCTTGATGCGGCCTTTGGTTGACATCCTTTTCAGAATGGCGTTGTTGTTCGTGACGTTATCGGCAATTTTTCGAGTACGTGACTCGATGGTTGTCGCCATAATGTCACTGATGTTCGCGTTTGCGAAAGACATGACAGTAATCTCCCAAATTAGGGTTAATAAAAAAGGTATATTCGCTCTTTTAAAACCTGCTCTGGGCTGGGGTTCTAATCTTGTAAGCTATTGCCACCTGCGTAAGCGCTGAGGCTACAATTGCTTGTAGCCTCAATATAGCGCTGTTTATACTGCTGGTCAACCAGTTTGGGCGTCGTACAGCGTTGCTAACGTGCTGCGTAAATCAAGGTCTTCTAACTGGTCGCCGCCTTGGCCGCCTTGCGTACCGCGAATGCTCACCGCCGCGTTGCGCTTGTTGTCCAGCTGCTGTTGGCCGCCCAAGAGTTTTTCGCGTTCGGCGCGCTCGGTCAGAACTTTTGATACTTCCGGGTTCAATGCGCAAGCTTTGTCATACGCTTCCTGCAATGACATTTTCACGCCTCGTTTTTCAGCCAGTTCAACCATGTCGGCCATGTCGTTTTTGACATCGTCATAAAAATCATTGTTCTGTTTAAACTGCATGACTTCGTTTATGGCATTCTGGTTTGCCTGAAAAATGCGCGCTTTCTCGGCCTGTTCGAAATTCTGCAATAGTTTATCTACTGGAGCCAGCCGGGCTTCCAGTGCTTGCGCAATCGGGTCGGGCAGTCCTGTAGAACTCCCCGATGAAGCACTCGTGTCGCCATTCAGTTGCTTGGTCAGAATATTATCAAGCATGTTGATGTCGATGCCGTAATGCTCGATAAAGCCAGCGACTTTTTGCGCTTTTTGCTGCGCAGAGCCCATCCGTAAGGTAGCCACCGTCTTGACCAGTTCTTCTACGCCCGTCAAGGCGTCTGGTGCGCCCTCAGCGGCGATAATTTGCGCATACCGGTTCGCGATGTCGTTGAATTTTTCGCCTGCCTTACGGTTCTCTGCGCCGTCATTCAGGGCTTTGTTGATTTCATTCTCGCGTTTCGTGATCTGAGCGCGTACCGGCTCTGGCAAGTCTTTCCATCCTTCTCGGGCGGTTGGGCTCCAGCTGGCAGGGGCTTTTTCGGCTCCAGCAGGTTTTCCATCTGGTGCAGTTCCCACAGCGTCGGCGCTGCCTTTTTTATCTCCGCTTCCGTCAGTGGCTTTAGTTTCGTCATTGGCTTCTGCGTTGTCTTCTGCAAGCGTGTCTGGCGTCGTTTCATCCGCTTTTTCCTCGTTTTGCGCCTCGATTGCATGGGTGTCGTCGTCCTCGTCGCGTCGCGTATCGTCAATGACTGCGTTTTCATCGCCATTCTCCACAGCAGAGATGGCATTTTCGAAGTCCTGCCGTAACGATTGCGCGTCATTTAATTCTTCGGTGGTATCTGTATTTTTAGGTGGCATGGGGTTATCTCCTTGCGCGGTCGAGCGCGTGTTTAAGCGCTTCGATGCGCTCATTTTTAGATGTTTTGTCCAGATTTTGGCGGCGGTTTTCCAAATCGTCGCGTTTTTTGGCGAAGTATTCTTCGCCGTAATCGCGACGGTCAGTAACACCGTGCTTTTTGTTGTGCTGGCGTAGCTTGCCGAAATCGTCGATATACGAGCCGTCTACGGGCGACACAAAAGGCTCACGCAGCGTCATCACGCTGGGCGCGGCCGGGTCGTCTTGCTGGGCATAATATTCAGACTTCAACACCAGTTTACGTGTCTCAGGATGTAGAATATACGTCGGCACGTTTACACCTACAAACAGGCTTTTACGGTAGCGATGAACAGTGCATCTTTAGTGCGCTGTACATTCGGCAAATCGTAATAATTTCTCATGCAGGGGTGTTCTTTTTTGTCGACGTCTTTTACCGGGCCGTACACCCAGCCGTCATCACGTTTTACCTGAAGCCAGTTGTTATGCGAGTCTTGCGCGGTCGCATCTGGATTTTCGCGAACAAACATCACACCGTCTATGGCGTGTTCACGCTGCCATTGTGGAGCTTTTTCCCACGGTTCTTGCGATTTGTCATCGTTGGCTATGCAAAACGCCCGATTTACTTCATGGGCTATTTTTGCGATTTGTTCTGTGTCTAGTATTTTCACTATAAGTCACCTCTGGGTTGTTTAAACGACTAGCTGTTTTCCTGATCGTCAGAATCATCAGAATCGGGTTGGGGTTGCGGCCGGGTTGGGTCTTGGCTCAGGATGTCATCGATCTTGCGCTTGCGTTTTTTGCCGGTTAATTTATCAAACAGATCACCCATCATGCCAGCTGTGTAAAGCGGCGCTTGACGTTTGGCTTTCTTTTTGGCCATTTTGGCATTTGACAGCGCGGTCGCCGTCTCGATGTCTGAGCGCATACTCATGTGTCATCCCCGGAGTTATCGCTTGATTGGCGGTCTTTCTGGTTTTCAGCAGCGTCAAACGATTTTTCCATCGCTTTTATTTGCATGTCGAATTGCTTGCCTTCACGCATCTTGACGATGTCCAGTTTTGCCAGTTCGATTGCCTTGAGTATTTCGCCTTCTTGGCCCATTTGCTGTTGCTGTGCGTTGATCTGGCTGGTCAGCAACTCGGTGCGCACGTCTGCATCCATTTTAGCCGCAATAACCTGCATTTCGTTATACGCTTCGAATTGCGCTTTCTCCATCTCCATGCGGTGTTCTTGCTGCCGGGTCTGGACGTCCATTTGCATGTCCTGCTGGCGTATTTGCATGGTTGTCTGGGCTTTCAGCTGCTCGGCCTGTTGCTTGCCTTGGGCGCGCATTTCCTCGATTTTCAGCTGCAATTGCGCGGCCTGTTCTGCCGGGTCGGGTTTCTGTTCCTGCTGCTGCGGCTGTTTCATGGTTTCGATGGCCTGATCGAGCACACCTTCGATGTCGCTGGAGCCTTTGAAGCCGGCCATACCCCATTTGAGCATTTCGAGCAGGAACGGTGTTGATCTGGGGTCTTGCTGAATCAACGGGCTGGCAGACTGTATAAACGTACTCAAGCCGTTCAGGTACGCGCCGCGCTCCTGTTGCAGTCTGGCGTAGTCTTCTTGGGCCATCGTTTCCGATTTGACTTCGATACGCAGCCTGACCATGTTTGGCGATTTCAGCAGGGTAATAGCTTCAGGTACTTTGTCAGCGTCGGGCGAAAACTGCATGTTGGCCATTTTCGCGATAGTCATGGGGTCGAAATGCTTGCAGATAATCTCGGCCTTGAGTTTTTGCAGGTTGGTTACCCATTTTGCAAAATCCTCGCTCAACGCCTGTAAACGACTGGAAGCGAATTTCGCTTTTATCTCAGTCTGGCCGACGCCTTCGTATTGGTTGCCCAACTCACCGCGCATGATGTCAGCCATGCCGGTAGTCTGTTGCAGCAGACCAATGCTGTCGTCGCGCAGTTCGCGCAGCTTATCCAGCGCGCCAACCACCTCGGCTAACGGCACCCAATCAATCTGGCCTTGGATACCGCCTTTTTCAGCAAACAGGGCCCAATTGTCGACGGGTATCAGCGTATTGTCGACACCTTCGTTGAACATGCGTTGGATACCTTCGGCGCTGGCGTCGTACACACCGACGACTTTTACCGCTTCAGTCAAGATGGCCACGCGCGTCTGCAAGACGTCAATCTCGTTGTACAGGTCTTGCGCCAGATGATAGTCCGGGGTGGGTTTATACAGCGCGTTGGTCGGGTTGGCGATCAGGAAAGGCGGCGCGGGAAAAAAGTTCTTGAGTTGCAGGGGGTCTTTGCGGGTGTCCAAAACTTTGTCATATCCCAAAGATACCCAGATGACTTTTTTGCTGAACTTATCCCAGATTTCCCAGATTTCAGCTTTTTGCCACGCGCTGGCCATGTCGGGGTCGTTGATGCCTTCTTTGTCTGGGTTGACGTCGCGGCGCTTGTACGTCAGTCCGTCAGCGATTTCTTTACCGAACCGCTCCTTGGCCTCGTCTTTGGTCAGGTAGCTGCGAAAGCCCTGCCACGGCATGTCACTGTAGCCCCGGCACCAGCCCCACGCGACGTCAGCCCAATAGTAATAATCAAAAAGACACGCCTCGCTGGCCATTTCTTGTGGTGGCTCGTCTGAAACGTCCTCTGAGACGGCCCTGAGAGCCGTTTTAGCGGCTTTCGTCTTAACGTCGTACCTGACACGGGCGCAACCCAATCCGGGCAACAGGCGGTCACTGAGGCCCGCCTTGAAGATTTCGCTATGTGCTTCCCCGTTATTCTCCAGATCAAGCCGCAAGATGCGCTCAAGCATCTCGGCAGCCACACGAGCGACGTCGTCGTTGCCGGTGGTGTCCAGCCGGGACACGTCGATGCGCGGCAACTTGCCGAATAGCATGTCCTGTATGGTCTTGGTGTTGGAATGGAACAGGTTTAATTTAAACTTGCCGCCGGAAGTCCCGCTGTCTGAAGTATCAAGGCCGCCCATGACGACCCGGTCGTCGACGTACAGGCGTTCTATCTTGGTGCCTTGCTTGTGCCACGAACGCAAGCGTTTAAATGCGCTGTTGAGTTCGGTTTGCCAGTATTTATACTGGTCAGTCGGATTTTTCTCGTAGTCGGAGCGCGATGATATAACACCTGCGGCGTCATTCGGTGGCATGGTTATATTCTCAAGTTCTGAAAGGCATGTCTGTTGTCCCGATTCTCACGGTCTTGGAACAGTTGGTCAAGAGTGTAATTATTTGCGGGGCGAATTACCAGTTCTTCAGGCTCGTCGGGCTGTAAATTCAGGAAAATTTTAGTCACCAAGGCAAAATAACGGAAAGCGTCAGCCCCGTTACTGGCCCAATCGTGCAATGGCGCGTTGGAATATTGCTTGGTGATTTCGTTATACGCCCGGCGGTACGCGCGCAGTGTTTCAACGCCGTCATTACAGCGGGTGTCGAAATGCACGTGTGGCAAGACCAGTCGAGCCGCGTCGATGCCTTGCTGTATTTTCAAATTAGGCGTAATCCTGATGTTGGTTTCTTGGTCTTTGAAAAATTCAAGAAACTGCTCGACGGTCGACCTGCCGGTCTGCAAGGTTTTGGCCTTGGCGTCGTGAGGTAGAAAAATGTTCTCGTAGTTGTAGCCCAACTCACTGAGCAGATCAAAATAATAGGACAGGGGTTGGCTGTGCG